TATTCTTCTCATTCATCACTGCAAAGTCAACAAAACCATAAACTCTAAAATATACTGAACCATCTGTAAAGCCCATTTCTCTTGATGTTTCTATTCTTATACTGTTTTGAAGTCCCATTAATATAGAATTTCTATCAAATACTATAGCTTGATTATCTTTTATTTGATTCGAAGTTGTCTTTTCAATCTGTTCAACTACCTTAGGTTCATTCAGTGGTTGTCCTGTTGTATCAACTAATAAGTTTAAATCTGTTTCAGTATTAGAATTATATAGTATATCCGTAGCTTCTCCATTGGCTTTTTTTATAAGACCAATTCCTTTTACTAACCCATTATACTTTGATGTAGATATTAAACTTTCATTTACTTTATTTATTCCTGTATATGTCAATACCCCTTTTGGTTCATTTTCTCCGACCCCATAAAGTCCAGCTTTATCTATTGCACTTGCAATAGATTCTGCTATAGCATTTGATATAATTGCATCTATATTACCAGCACTTTCTAATAGCTCAAGTGAGATTTTCATATAGCCATAGACTGTTTTAGTTTTTAGGTTTATACCCTCAAATTCCATATCTGATTGACTTGCAACTTCAAGCTCTTTTTTAAAACTAAATTTTGGGTCACTTTTAACTTTAGCTAAGGTTAAATTATTCGTTTCCATTGGTATAACATTAATGTTTGATAAAGCCATTTTATTCCTAGCTAAGTCGATTATTCCAGCTGATAACTCACTTGGTATAAGTGTTGAGCCTGTACTAGTATTCAAAGCCTTATAAGCTTCCATTTCGATATTAGCATCCTTCCAGTCACCTATGTGCATACCTTTTATATATTTTCCTAAGCTTAAATTTTGAGAATTATTTATATTTAAAGCATTTCTAAAGCTATCCTTTTTACTCAATGCTCTAATTTTATTACCTTCCCTTGTTGTATAAGAATACATGTTATTTTTTCCATTAATTGGTTGTGATATAACACGATATGGAGTTTCTTCATTTGTTATACTTATATTTCCGTTATCAAACACTATATCTGCTATTATTGGGTGAATTTTATTATCATCCTCTAATGCTCTTAAATTAGCTCGAGCCTTTACTTCTGCCTCATATGAACTATCTAAATTTTGTATTTTATTAGTAACTTCCTCGGCTTCTTCCATTTTTTCTTCATCAAGCAATTTTTGTGCTTCGTCTATCATTTCTTGTCTTTTCTTAAAATACTCTTCTCTAGTCATTCGTTTTTCCTCCCAATTTAAATAAGCCCAATTTGAATTGGACTATTTTTTATTATTTCTCTTTTTAAGATTCAAATAAATAATTTTAAATACATTCTTCTTATCCACTATCTTTTTTAATTCCTAGTTGCAAATAAAGTCACCTCCAAAACTTTTCAATAAAAAAAGACCTCTAAATAAAACTTAGAAGTCTTTTTAATTCTTATATGTTGCAATTATATATTATTTATTTAGAAAGTAATCTTCATAACTTTCTACAATATAATTATAGCACACGATAATATTTTTATTTGTATCTTTTTTTCCCCCAATTTAGTTCACCTTTAAACCATAAAAAATTCACTAAAAAATCACTAGAAATACTTTTTTTCTATGATACAATTCTAACATGCTTTCTTTAGAAACGAAGTATAAAAATAGTCTTTTTTCTGTAAAAATAATGTTTATTCTAAAGCTTCATCGCCATATATCTTCAAAATAATTTTATGCTCCAAAATCAAGCCCTTAAAAGTTTTTTATTGTTACATAACTCTTGTAAATATATTTTTTTATGTTAAATTAATCCTTCCAATAAAACTTCCTTGTCTGCTTCATCAATCGTATTCAATAGTTTATTTATTCTAGCTTCAACTAAATGCTCTATGCTTAAATCACTATCCATTAATCCTAGTTCTTTTTTAATATCCTCTACATCTATATGTTTCTTAATAGTATAAACTCTAATCATTTTTTCACTTGTGACAGGACTTGGGAGTATATTTTTATAGTATTTATAGGGAAGTCCTGGCACACCTCTAAATCTATTACATTCAATAACAAAAATCGAGCGTAATATTAGTCTTATTTTCTTAATAGTTAGCTTTTTCTTAGTGGCTAGAAACGTCTGTAAATCAACGATTAGGGCTTCTAAGTGTTCTTTTGTATAACTTGTACCAACTCCAAAATTGAAGTTTATATAGTTATAAGTATAAGTACCAATATTATCATCATTTATCAAAGAATTTAACAAAATATCAGCTTTTTTAATGAAATTTTAGCGAATTTATTCTTATTTTAATTGATATTAGTTTGATTTCTAATTTTATAAATCCTTTTAAATTAATCTCTTTTAAACACTCCTTTTCAATGTCAAATTGCCTTTTATTTTATGCTAATCCATTTAATAATATCTCTTTGTCACCACTATCTATAGTTTGCAATAACTTATCTTTACGACTACGAACTAAATGTTCTAAACTTCTATCACTATCCTTTAAATCAAGTTCATTTTTGATGTCATTTAGAGTAATATACCTCTCTATTTTGTTAATTCTAGTTACTTTTTTATTATCTGTAGCACCCATAGGGTATATATATTTATAGAAACACATTTCTAAGGGTGCTACATTTCTATAATTTTTACTGCTAATTACAAAAATATTGTTTAGTATAGTACCTATGGCTTCAGTCGTTTTTATTTTTTTTGTTCCTGTAAGAATTTGCAAGTCTTTGCTTAATTCTTGTAAATGTATTTTTGTATAATTTGTACCTATTCCAAAACGTTTAATTATGTAATCATAAACTACTGTACCTATGAGTTCATCGTTTACGAAGTTAGGATACTGCTCCTTAAGTTCTCTATAGATAAGTTTATTTATCTTATCAAATATAGACCATCTGCCCTTGTTTCCCATTGTTGCAAGTTTCCAAGATAGGTCAATACTAAAACTATTATCTAATACAAAATTGCTAAATAAGTCTATTGTTTTTCTGCAATTATTATTAATTATTAAGCTATATAAATCATGCTCCATATAGTGCTTTAGACATATATTGTTGTCTATTCTCATATCATAGTGATATTTTAACAGGCTATTACTGGTCATTGACTTTTTAATTTCACTATAACCAACTAGATATTTTTTATGTCCTTCTAGTTGCTCTATAGCTGATTTCTTAAATTCCTTAATAGCTTCCTCATGCTCTTTTATTTCTTCCTCTATTTTTTTAGTTTCTTTTTCAGTTTCTACTATCTCAATTTTATTAAAATATTCCTCTAATAGCACTTTGAAGCTGTCTATTGTTCTTGTTTGGTAGTAGTTATTGTAAGCATTACTTTTTATGTATAACTTGTCTGTTTTATAGCACATATCTTTTTTATCATAGTATATATTACTATCAATGTTTTTTATGTTTATAGGGCTTATATCAATTCCTATAGCTCTATATGGTAAGTCTCTCTTAGAAGCTTTATTGTATATATCCTTCAAGCTCTCAACGTCTTTTATGTTCTCATTTATGCACCATTCAACCGAATATACATTGCTATCCTCATTTGTCGTTTTGTAACTATTAAAAATATGTACATTTATACTTTTTGCCCCTCTAGCTCTTGCAACATACTGTTTTATTTTTCCTATATCTTTTTCCCCTATTATGACTATATCTGTTATGTTCGGATTATTTATATTTACACCTGCAACTATCACAGAAGTGTTCAAAAGCACCTCATAACCTTCCATATCAGAGTAACTAACAATTCTATCATATAGTTTACTAGTGTCTTTAGTATCTGAAATAACAACTCCACTCTTTTTATTAACTTTCTTTGATATATAGTTAAGTGTTGATATACTATCTTTTAAAAGCATTGCATTATTTGAATTATTTAGTATCTCTATTACTTTCCCAATATTGATTTTATCGTATAATTTTACCTTATATTCTGTTTGTATCTTTTGTTTGTATTCGATTATATGATTATATATTCCAAACTCCAACTTTGTTGGTGTAGCTGTTATATCTAACCTACCTTTACATCTATTAGCTATATTGTTTAAGCTCTTTATTGCCTTATTTCTGTATGCGTCCATATATGTTTGGTGTATTTCATCAATAACGATTATGTATTCGCTTAAATCCTCATTTAAAAGCTGTTCAGTTTTGTCCCATGTCATAGCCACTAAATTATTGTTATTCAAAGCGTGTTTAGTAGGTATCTTATCATATGCACCAGCTATATTATATTCGACCATTGCTTGTTGTACATTTGCAGAGTTGGGGAATATAAAAAGTGCTTTTGTGTCTAGCTCCTTTAATGTATTTATAATTGAGTATGTTTTTCCACTTCCTGTAGGTGCTACCATTAATACGTTT